CACGCCCGGCTTACTACACAGCACCACGCTCACCAATTGTGGACAAGGTTTCATACCTTGAGCACTACCTACGCGCAAGCGTTTTGCATGATGAGGATTCACGCCAGTATGTCAAGGCAGCTGATAACACAACATCAACCGCACCCGGCATGATTCCAACACCACAAAGCACACAGGTCATCAATGCGCTTGCAAATGCTGATCGTGGAACAATCGATGGCATCAGCCGCGAAACTTTAGTTGCAGAAGGTATGACATTTGAGCTGCCTCGCGTAACGGCTGTCCCAACAGTATTGCCAATCGATGAAAATGATCCAGTTACAGAATCATCACTATCTGCAACCTTTTTATCCGTTTCTGTTCAGCCTTTCAAAGGCCGTGCAATTTCCACAGTAGAACTCATTGACCGAAGCCGGCCAGAGTACCTAACAGCTTTGCTCCAGAATCTTGAATTTGCTTATGCAAAAGAAACTGATGAATATGCATTGGCACAAATGCAAGCAGCCGTCACTACTGTGACAGCACAGGCAGCAAATTCAGCAACCGGATTCCTTGGATACACATCAAAGGCAGCCGCAAATGTTTATGGCGCATCACTTGGATTCGCTCGCTCATTGATCGTTTCACCAACACAATGGGGAAACATCATGGGATACAACGACAATGGCGCACCTCTTTACAATGCAGCACAACCATCAAACGCAGCTGGAAATGTTCGCGGAGATTCATTGCGCGGCGTAGTTTCACCGGGCTTGAACCTTTATGTTTCACGCTCATTTGGTAACGCTGGTACAACAACAGCTGATGGCGATTCTTCAATGGTCGTTGTCAATCCAGATTCTTACACATGGTACGAATCTCCACGCTTTACGCTACGCAGCAACATCAACAGCGATGGAACAATTGACATTTTGTACTACGGCTATGGCGCACTAGCTGCCAAGGTGCCAAATGGTGCACAATTCAACAACCTCCCATAAATCACTATCGGTAGCGGTCGCTCCCGAACGCTACTGACACGAAAGGAACCGAGATGCCAGCAATAGTCACAGCCGCACAGCTGAGGTCAATTCTTGGTGTCTCGGTTTCTTTGTACTCGGATGCACAGCTGGATTCTTTTATAGATTCCGCTGAGCAAACGATTTTGCCTTTACTTACCCAATACCAATCATCCGTGACTTTTGCCAATGTGGATAATTCCGTCATTTATTTCACCACAATCCGACCAAATTACTTTGTGCCGGGGCAATCTGTTGTAGTTACCGGGGCCGGTACTTACAACGGAACATACACAGTCACGGATGATCGGATTGAGCCATACACATTTACAGCTGCAACAGCCGCAGCTGATCGAACATATCCATTGCCGTTTATCCCAGCGGCAACAGCGACATTGAGTGGAGCATCGGCAGCACAGCTGTACGCATCCACACCACCAATTGAAAATGCAATTTTGGTTGTAGCCGTTGAGATTTTTCAGAGCATTACAGCTCCGGGCAACCAAATCATGTCAGACAATTTTCAGCCGTCGCCATTCGTGCTTGGCCGCAGCTTGAGCAATAGAGTGATCGGCCTCCTTGGGCCATTTATCGATGTCGAAACGATGTGCCAATGACCATCGAATCCCAAATCCGAACACCATTGAAAACAGCACTTTCAGGAATTGCTGCCAATGTGTACAACGGCATCCCAGAAACGATGACAAGCCCATCAATTTGTTTGGTTCCCGATGCGCCATATATGGAAAGCGTTTTGATTGCGAAGGCTCAAACACGGGTCAAAGTCAATCTTACAGTCACAGGCGTTGTGGCATATCTTAACAATGCAGCAGCTTTGGACAACCTTGAACAGTTAATGATCAGCATTATTGGCGCAATGCCAGCCGGCTATGAAGTCGGCAATGTCAATCAACCACAACCATTGGAAGTCGGTGCAGGTAAGTACCTCACGGCCGATTTACAAGTTAGCACCTACTACACCAATTAAAGGAGAAAAAAAATGCCAACAACAATCATTACCGGCCGCGATGTGTCATTTACCTTGGACACAAAAAATTATGATGCACAGACAACATCTGCCGTGCTTTCATGTGACACGATCATCGAGACATATCAAACACTCGATGGCCGCGCTTACAAATCGATCGATACACAATGGACTTTCACAATCGAGCTTTTGCAAGATTGGGGCGCATCAGGCGCAATTGGATCATTGTTTGAATCAATGTGGTCAAATGCTGAAACAGCTGCAAACACAACTGTTGCCGTTTCTTTCACAGCCGTCACAGGCGCGGTATTTACTTTCAATGTATTGCCAATTTTCCCAACAGCCGGTGGAGCTGCTCCAGGAGCACTCACCGACACATGGACATTGACAGTCGTTGGAACACCAACTGAGTCATTTAGTTAAACAAAGAATCGGGAGCAAAAATGAAACTAGCAATCACAATTGAATACACGGCCGGGGAGAGCGCGACATATACCGCGCTCCCACCGGAGTGGATGAAGTGGGAACAAAAGACGGGCAACACGATCCAGCAAGTACAGGACAAGCTGGGCATTGCCGATCTATTGTTTTTGGCATATCACGCTATGAAACGCGAGGCTGGCGGCAAGCCGGTCAAAGCATTTGAGGTGTGGTGTGAAACAGTCACCGACATCAATATGGGAGAGACTGATACCCCAAAAGCTACCAATCCGGAAGCATAAATCGGCTCCTTTGGGAGTTGGCCATATCGACCGGATTGCCGCGATCGGAGTTTCAAACAGCTGAGGATCTTTTAACCGCATTTGAGATAATGGAGAAGCGCAATGGCAACTGATGCAATCACATACAGCAAAAGTGATTTGCGTGGAATCATTGGTGCTTTTAAGGCTATGGATGAGCAAGCGGTTGCACAAGCCAAAGGCGTTTCCAATGGCTTGGCTACTTATCTCCAATCAAAGATCAAAAGCACGGCCGCTGGCCGGCCTAACAATGCAGCCGGTCGAATTGCTGACGGATCGCGCGTAAGTAAGTCATCAAAAATCGGTGAAATTTCATTTGGCTTTGTGTCACAGAAATTTAGCGGCGGCGGTACCACTCAACAGCTTTGGGGCGGTTACGAATTCGGATCAAACAAATATAAAAATTTCCCGGTGTGGTCAGGCAAGCAAGGTCGAGGTTCCCGAGGCTATTTCATTTACCCAACATTGAGAGAAGAGCAGCCTCATATCATTGCTCAATGGGAAACAGCGTTTTCAAAGATTGTTAAGGAGTGGTGATGGCTGGTCAATCAAGAACACTCAAACTCTCGATCCTTGGTGATATCGATCAGCTGAAAAAAAGCCTAGACACCGGCAGCAAAGAGGTTCAATCTTTCGGGTCAAAGCTCGGTGATTTTAGCAAAAAGGCTGGATTGGCGTTTGCCGCAGCTGGAGCAGCTGCCGCCGTTTATGCCGGCAAATTGGCCGTTGATGGGGTCAAGGCGGCCATTGCAGATGCAGCCGCACAGGAAAGACTGGCATTGACTTTACGCAATGTCACAGGTGCCACCAATGCCCAAATTAAGAGCACAGAGGATTACATCACCAAAACATCATTGGCTTTTGGCGTAACCGATGATGATCTGAGGCCATCGCTGGAGCGTTTAGCCCGGGCCACAGGCGATGTTGAAAAGGCACAGAGATTGCAAGGCTTGGCCATTGACATTGCAGCCGGTAGCGGTAAATCGCTCGAGGCTGTTTCAAATGCTTTGGCAAAGGCTCAAGAAGGCAACACAGCCGCTTTGGGCAAATTGGGTGTTGGCCTAAGTGCTGCAACGCTCAAAACACTTTCGATGGATGAGATCACAAAGAAGCTGGCAGATACCTTTGAAAATCAGGCATCGGTCAAAGCTGAAACATTTCAAGGCAAAATGGATCGTCTTAAGATTGCATTTGATGAAGGCAAGGAAACAGTCGGATCATTTATTCTTGATGCCATTACACCATTGGTCACAATCTTTGTGGACAAGGTAATCCCACAACTTGCAAAAATGGCCGATTCAATTGGCAAGGATTTGGCGGCTCCATTAAACAATGTCAAATTAATTTTGACTGATTTTGTAATTCCAGCATTTAAAGCTTTGTATAGTTATTTGTTTGACTTTGTCATCCCATTTTTTGCCAATGTTTTTGGGCCAGCATTGACAGGCTTACGCAATGCCTTTAATACCATCAGCACAGCAATTTCAAACAATGAAGCCGATTTGCAGCCATTGTTCAGTTTATTCAAATCGGTAGCAAGCTTTGTTCGCGACAATTTGGGGCCAGCAATTGGCACAGTTTTGCGCGTGGCATTCAATGTTGTCGGTGATGCAATTGCCGGAGTTATTACAGGCGTTTCACGATTGATCAATTTCTTTGACAATGTGATTGACAAAATCAAAGAGTTCATCAATTTGGTCAAAAACAATCCTTTGGTTCAAGGCCTTGGCGATATCATTGGCAAAGTCTTTGGTGGCGGTAAAGCTGCTGGTGGCCCGGTATCGGCTGGCACCACATACCTTGTTGGCGAGCGCGGCCCAGAGCTGTTTACGCCATCGGGCAGCGGCAACATTATCCCAAATCATAAAATGGGCGGCGGTGGCGGTGGCATCAGCATCACAGTCAATGGTGCGCTTGATCCGGAAGGCGTAGCACGCCAAATTGTTACAATCCTTAACAATTCGACTTATCGTGGCACGCTAGGTTCAGGAGCTTTCGCATGAGCCTTTGGTCTCCCGAATATCAGATTTTGATCAATGGCGTTGATTACAGCTCATCAACCATTGCAAATCTGGGAATTACATCCGGGCGCACATCCATCTATGAACAACCTGTGGCCGGATATTGCTCAGTCGAGCTAATCAATTTCGACAATACGGATTATTCTTTCACAGTCGGCACAGACATTTTAATTTCAATCAAGGATTCAACCGGCACATTTGTAGATTTGTTTGGCGGCTTTATTTCAGACCTTGAAATTTCGGTGCAATCGGCTGGTTCGCGCGGTTATGTCACAGCTGCACGAATCACAGCTTTAGGAGCTTTGGCACGATTGGCCCGAGCAAACTGGGAATTGGCTTTGGCCAAGGATTTTGATGGCGATCAGGTATATGCCATTTTGTCAGATTTGCTGCTCAACAATTGGAACGAAGTTGCACCAGCTTTACAATGGCAGGATTACGATCCGACTA